TCAATGACTAAGGATAAAATAGACATTAAATGTCTTCCGCGACGCCCGCTGCTCAGGCGTCATCCTGAAGCGCGTGGGCTTACCTTCTTTGTCGGTGATCGAATAGAGATTGTTCAGCCGCCAGTCTTTATCAGCCAGCAGATTAAGGTGCTCAGATTTCATTACGCCCCCCTGAGAGAGCGAATCCATCAGGTCGGACAGTGCGTCAACGACCTTATCTTTTTCGCCTTCGTCCATGCTGTAGGCCTGCCGTTCGAGGCCAATAAGATTCTTCAGCGTCTCGCTCAGGGCCTTCATCGACTTAACACGCTCAGGCATGCTGATGATGGCATGATAAAGCTCGTTCAGCCGGTCCCGCCCGTTATCGTCTGGATCCAGCATTAGTTCGCCCAGCTTACGCAGAGACTCAACATCTGCACACTCGGCCTCAAGCTCATCAAACAGGGCGTTCGCCAGGGTTCTCGCCCGGCGGATGTCGCCACGATGTCCCTTACGAACCGTGGCAATCACCTCGGCAATGGCCTCAATCAGTACGCGTTCAGACAGTGCCGTTTCGCAGCGTACCTGTTTGCGTACCTCAGCTTTGCGTACCAGATCGTCAGCGCATTCTTTCACCTTTGCATTCAGGTCGCGTGACCATTCATCACGCTTGACACGCTTACGGATAGCGCCTTCGCTGATGCCATGTTGAGATGCGATTTCACGGAGGGACATCACTCCGACCCGGTAAGCCGATTCAATAGCCTCCCAGTCCGGTTTTGCCATAACGCCCTCTAGTTTTGGTTTTTGAATTGAAGGATATTAGTAAGTTGAATCGTTGAGATACCTCTGACTACACCTTTCCAGATTGTCAGTGAACACCAATTTTTATTTATGAAAGGGAGAATTTATGAGCATGCCACATCCGATAGCTAACATGCTTTTGTTTCAGATGATGAGCCAGTCTAAGGATATCAAACTAGCTGCAATCTATGCCTTAGGCGAAGGTAGGTGCCAGGCGGATAACATTTCTCAAGAACTACATAAACTAAGCCAAAGTGATGATACAGAGATTAAGATCGCAGCCATCAAGGCACTTGGTCGGTTGTATCGATAAGTAATGTGATTTTGCCATTACAAATGGTCTACCTATGGTGATAGCAACAAAAAGCCACTAGCCTATGCCTGTGGCGTTGCGTAGTGCTTTAATTTGGCCTGGGTAAGTTTTAAACCCTGCCGAACCGGTTTACCATCCACCAGCGTGGCGCCACGGCAAATAGTCCAGATGCCGGAGCCGTCACGGTAGGCGTTCAGGCTATTGCCTTTCTTCTCGTCCAGGAACTGATCGAGGATTGCGGAAGCTGACGCACCAGCGAGGACCAGCCCCAGTACCGCGACGCTTAGCTTTGCTCTGTCTGCCACTATTCCCCCCTGGCGGCTTTGCGCCGGTCCTCTTTGATTTTGAAGTACAAATTCGTCAGATAAGTGAGCAGCCCAAAGACTAGGCTGCTGAGTACACCAATGGCCGCCCACTGCGATGGTGATACCTGATCGAGCAGCTGGAGGCTCCAGTAACCAGCGTTGGTTGCTGATGCTCCGTAGGCGATACCAGTGGTTAATTTTTCCATGCGTAACATGCTCTCACCTCCGATTGGTTTCGGGGTGCTGTGTGCTATAAACAGGGGCGCCCGATAAAAGCCGGGTCGCGGGGAGTTTTAATACGTAATTCTGGAGAGATAAAAACGATGCAAAGGATAAGGAGTCTCAGCCTGATTTGTTGTATTGGCTTAACCGGTTGTGTTGTCGCAGATATGGACTCAAGTAACTACACCTCCTTCCCATATGTTCAGACATTCCAAAAGCCACAGACTATGGGTCATACAGATGTGCAGACTCGCCGGAACGATTTATACGAGTGCGGCGTTGACAGGAAATTTTCGCTTAATTCATGGGATAAAAAATTTTGTCGCAACTGCCTGAAGCCCGGCGAGACAATAGAGCAGCTCACTGCCAGAACTAAAAAAGTAGAGAACTGCATGAAGTCAAAAGGATACGTAATGCAGGATTTCGGAGAATGCGGACCCCTTAAAAAACCAAGCGGCTTGTGTAACTGACAACCTGCATTAGAAATAAAAAAACCCGCTCAATGGCGGGCTTCTTTTATGTTTGCTGCTCAGTTCGCTTTAACGTCCCGAGCCTATCACAATTCAATCACCAGATGGCTCACTTTGCAAGGAAAATCTTTCATTATTTGTGCCGAACGTGTCACACATCGGCCTGTAAAGCATCGATTCGGCCAGATTTAACCACATATCGATCCGGCGGCGACACGTCATATAACTCCAGTCCGGGTGCTGTTCCTTCAACTCCTCAGCCATCTGCCGTTTGCTCTTCCGCCAGCGGTAGCGCTGCGCCAGAATGCCGAATAGGCCAGCATAGCCCGGGTTGACCAGCACTGCGCCGATCACACCATCAATTTTCAGCCCCTCCTCATCAGAGCAAAATGCCAAACCGCTTTTGTTTTTGCCACTGAGCATTTCACGGAGGAACTCTTCCAGCTCCGGCTTAGATATACCGGCCTTCTTCATGCGCCGCAGGGCTTCATTGATTGCGGTCTTGCTTACCGTTTTGCTGGTCAGCAGCTGATTGAACATATTCCCGGCACTACCTCCGCCGATATAGGACCATCGCCCCCACATGCGCAGCTTTCCCTGGATCCAGACGCTCTCCAGCGTGCGCAGGCGCGCATGCTCCCCTGCTTTGCCAACTTCTTATGCGTGAATCATGCTGCGGCTCCTACCATCAGGTAAATGCGAATGAAATTGCGTAAAATTCTGTAGTCCACCAGCACCGTACCCGGGCGGCGATAAATGCGGAGGAGCAGCCAGCGCATGCGAAGCGATTCGATCAGTTCTGGTTTCATGCTGCCACCTGCTTTTTCAGTGAACGTAAGTCTGCCAGAGCGGTGAGCCTGATTTCTTTCAGTTCATCCACCGTCCAGCGATGTGGGGTGTTGTTGTTCTCCAGGCTCATTACAACTTCTTCGCCGTATAGCTCCACCAGCGCAGCGCGATATTTTTCGATGTTTCCCGATTTATGGACATTGCAAACATCGCACTGCAGATGGATGTTGATACGCGTGAAGCGCAAGTGTCCGGCAGCAGCCGTCGTCCGGTAATGACCAGCATGCCAGGCAAAGGCGGTTTTGGTGCCACAGGAAATGCAGCCCCTACCTTCTGACAGTTCAGTTTCACGACAAATGTCATTAACAGCGCGCTGGGTCAGGTCCACCCAGTGTTTGAGCGGTTTTACTGATGCCTTACGCTGGCGCCAGGCCGCACGCTCGGTTTTCTCATGGGCCCGCACCTGCTGAGCCTCTTTGCGTTTTTCGGCGGCCCGGTTTTTTGCTGTCTGCTCTTTACCAACAACAGTGGCGCACTCATAAGAGCAGACCACCTGGCCGTTACGAACCGGGTGGAACCACTCGCGGCAGTTCTGGTTTGCGCACTTACGGCGGGGTTTCTTAGCCATGATCACCCCCAGCCCTTTTGGCGAAATGTCCGCGGCGTGCGTTCTTGCCGCCTGGCTTCCGGCAACCGGGCGCTCACAGTCCAGGTGATGCAATCGGGATTCAGGCTGCGCTCAACTTCCACGCCGCGGCGCCGGTAATCCGCCAGCAGCTGTTCGGCCTGCGCAGTGGTGCATTCGGTATGCTGGAACCATGATTCCTTCATCGCCATCACCCCGCGAAGCTCATGAGCTGCGCAGCGGCGTTCTCGGCCTCGCGCTGGTCTCTGAATGCCCTGGACAATATCCAGCGCCAGAGAACATCGAGTGCGGCCTTATACAGCTGCTGGAACTCGGTTTCGTCCATGTTGGCGAAGGCAATGCTGCGGGGATGCTTGCGAAGGGTGCCATCTGGCAGTTGTATGGCGTTGTAATGGCCGGATTCGATTGCTACCCAGGCGCGATAAGCGTCGAAGGACTTACAGGCGCTGATGCTCCCGGTGCGCTTGTCGGCGATGCGATCGAGATACTGTTCAGCCGCATCCAGCAGCGCGGTTTCGTTCCCGCCGAAGGATGCCAGGAATTTGGCGTAGCCGGTCACCAGCTTACGTTCGTTGGATGAGATGGCCCCGCCGGTTGGCTCCCAGTATTCGAAGCCCAGATTCAGAAGCGCGAAGAAGCGACGGTGAAAAGCCGCGTTACGGACCTGTTTGAATTCGGCAACCAGTACGGCGCCAAGCTTGATTTTTGATTGCAGTAATTCGCTGGTCTCCGGCGTTGCGGGGATCAGGATTCCTGAGGACTGCTTGATTAGTTGTAACTGCGCCATGGGAGTTGTCTCCGTGGCGCATCGTGGTCAGGTTATCGGTTGTTCAGGCCGATAGGAACATTATGCTATTCAGGCACTAAAAAGGTCAATTGCGGGCCGATAACTCCTTCACAATTTCGACAAGTGTGTCACGGGCAACGATGCGCTCGTCCGTCTGGAGATGTTTATGCCCTACCTCAACGCCGTCACTGCTTAACAGCACTCGGTCACCGGTCCGGAGCTTAAAAGAACCGGCTGAAACGCCGTCTGAACGCCTCACGAGATCGTAATATTCACCTCCATCGGAACACACCTCAGCCACATCTACCCCCTTTTTGCTATCAACAAATTTATCTCTGCCGGCGGGGAAAGCTCCCCTTACGAAACCAAGATAACAAATGGCTTTAATTTCCTAATAGGTTGGCCGACAAAGAATTCAAAAATCTTACCGCAGCGATCAAACCATACATCAAAATACTGTACGGATAAACAGTTTTTATTCATTTGGCTTAAGTATGCACGCGAAATATATGTTTCCGCAAGTTCATTTATCTGCATGATTTAGATAATTTTTTACGCTACGTGCGTGTAAAAATTGCTCGTTATTTTTAACACCTCAGGCAGCCAAAAATTCCGGGGTAAATGACTGATAAGAAAACTTCAGGCGTCTCGAGTCAGCGCCGCCCCGGCGGCTAAATATAATTATCGGGAGTGACACTATTTGTCAGGTTGGTATTTTGTTGCCGCGCTGTGTCTATTCCTTAATCGACTCTGACACAAAGTAGGCCACCCCGGTTGCGACCATTAATATGCCGATCTCTCTGCGTACCATAGTCGTCAGGTTGCTCATACGCCAAACCTAACAAGCTCATTCAACCCTCTCATATAGGATGTAAAGTGTTCACGCCTACCCTAATTGATAATGATTCTTGTTATTGACAACAAAAAATCAGCGATGTACGATTAATTGACTGTACAAATATACAGTCATTTAAGTACCTAAGCGCTGATGTGTTAAGGGATTAACCGGATCAGGATGCCTGTGGTTTAAGGATGAGCAGCAGGCATTGACTTACGACAAGGAAGTTTCATCAATAAAACCAAGGTTATCTTTCTTGACCGCCTTTGCAGTGTTTCTGCCTACATGTCATGCAAACTATAACCATGAAATATAGGGACAGACGGACTTTCCCTCATCAGCACTTGAAATATCAAGTATCAGAGAAATAATCGAAATTAATTAAAAGGAATTTCTATGCCTAAAGATCATAACCTCAACGTCAATTACGATGTCTTTAACTGTAATGAAGGTGTTCCGCCTGAGCCAGGCTTGTCATGGAACATGATGACAGGAACATGGGAGTGGGATAGTCTGAATATTAGCGCAAATTCAATTCCTGATAAACTCCCACAGGAAATCAAAGATGCACTGGAAAATAACATCTGTATTGTCTGTGGTAAAAAGAACTGCCCTTATATTACTCAAGACCAGGGTTATAAACAGCTTACAGATGCTCTTAAAAAAGGGGATAAGACTCTAGCTACGAGAATTTTCAAAACTAAATTTGCACAGTTTCATAACGGGAAAGAGGCTCGTATCAATGAGACAATGAAAAAGATTCGCTCTAACAAAGCTGGAGGCGGTGTTTTTTGTCAGCCACGAACATCCTATAATGGCCCATTTGAATCCCGGCGTGTAATTGCGCTTCCGGCTGTGTGGTCTGATTGGGTTGAGCTTGATAGCTTTGCAGGGAATTTGAAGAATCCACATGGTATAACAATAAATTTCAATCCTTCATCTAACATGGAATCATCTTTTGACATTGAGGTTAGATATCCAGAGCATAACCAGATGAAGACCATTAAGTCCATGGGACCCGGGTCAGTACCAATTACAATAACAGGTGGTGGGAGTGTTGTTGTAAGGGTCAAATCTCACTCAGTTCCGGTGACAGTAACAGTGGATTTCCCTAAATAA